TCCCCATTGTCGATAATTTGATAATTCGTCAAATCATAATCAGCATTTTTAGTTGCATTATGTACCTTAGTTACATCAAATATCGGAGTATGAGGCCCGACGCGTGGGTTTTGAGATTTAAATTGATAAGCTGGGGCATTTGCAATTATAAAAAGTTCTCCTGTTTGAGCCCCCTGATCCCCAATACTCTCGAAAGAAAACGCCAGTTGATCGGAAACTTGTTTAATTTGCCGGCCTTGTACGTAGATATCGACTTTTCCACCCACATGAATATTTCTAACCGGGTCATAATCCCGAATCATTAAAGGATCACCAGCCTTCACAACTTGTACGTTCCGGACACCGGGGACTGAAACCGCAGTCTTGGCATAACCTCCCGCCGTACCAGTATCGGCATAAAGGGCCAATTCAACCCTACTCGATAAGTCATGGTTAGATTCAATATCCTGGCCAAAGCTAATAGGGCCAGGATTCTCGACCGAAAAATCTGAATCAGCTCCTGATGATATTGTAGTAACTGTATACGAATCCGTGTTTCCGACCGAACCTGTGTTTATGGCCTGAACATCAGCAGATATTTCATATCTATTCGTCGACGTATTAAAATAGCTCTGGCGATTGGCGTAAGATAAAATCTGGGTCGCTAAAACGGAATAATTCTGTGCCGGAATTCCTTGATCAAGATTTCCAAGGGATGATACAACAGCTCCCTGATTGATTGACATATCCCGGATCGGGGCCGTGTCTATATAAAAAGTTACAGTCCCAATAGCGGGAGTAGCGCCCCGTCGAATAACGTTAACGTTAGATGCCAATTTATCAAATTGACTATCAATTACTGTCTGTACATCAGAAGAATTAGTCAAATTTAAAGCTACCTGCAAGGCTTGCTTGGATATGGATGAAGCCACTGGAATACTTGTGCCTGTATTATTCGGATCGTCAAAATTAAGTAAAGTGCTTACTGATAAAGAATTCGACAAAAAATCCTGAATAATATAAATTCGAGCCATTTCTTCGGAAATAGGATCCATCATATCACGAATCACGGTCCCAGGTTTTGTATCGATTCCAGCATTAGAAGTCAGCAATTCCTGGGAGAACGTCAAAATAACATCATTCTGAGTTCTGGCAGGAAGATCCTGGATTCCAGATGTGATTGTTATTGGCGAAGCCTGAAGTTCAGCAGAATAAGCACTCTCTGTAACTTGTCCAAGGACTGGGTCATAAATAACCGCGGTAATAACAAAAAAGAAAGGAGTATCTTCTGAAAAAGTTACCACAGGTAACTTACCGGCATTAACCATCGCCAGAAGATTGGAAAGGTTAAAAAATACCGAATAATAATAAACCCGATTAATCTCTGACGTTGTCGTCGTGACCTGAATATTCCCAACCGTATCCGTGACCGTATTTAACAACTTAGTTTGATCCTCATAATAAGAATATTCCGTGACGAGACTGGTATTTATCTTTGCATAGACATTATTTATTCCGCTTTGAGTGCTGACATAATAATTATAACCTAAGATATTAGATTCTGGATTTTGCACATTTAAAATTTGAATTTTATCTTGAGATGATTTCGTCTCAACCCCAGTTGGTGGAGAGACCGTGATAAAAGTCTGAGATTGAATTAAAGTTATATGGATAGTGGTAACAGGACTTATATTATTGTTTACGTCCAAAGCCACTATATTGATGGTATTAACACCCAAAGAGATAGTCGATGTCCATGACCATACAATCTCACCAGCAGTATACAACACGCCGAATTCTGAACCATTGACCAGTATTTTAGCGGTATTTACTGCTGTACTTCCAGATATCGTTTGCGTACTTATATCAGTAGTATAGTTATTTGAAGTTGGTAACAAAATTATAGGAGCAGGAATAGACATTTTTTTAACCTTTTTAGGCTATTTTAAGGAGTTGGGTAAAATTAACCGATTTACCTGAAACGGCTTGAGCTGTAACCTCTGCACGAAGAATACTTGGATCAGTTGTATCAAATTGAACTGATATATTAGTCACTTGATCCAGAAGCTCTCCTTGCGTAACCGCCCGCCCTGTATTTTGATATTGCTTTTGTAACTGTTTAAAAACAGAAAGTGTATTATTGATTTCTTGCGTAACTTTTGATGATAAATAACTCGGATCCGAAACTCTTTGTCCTAAAAGTTTTACTAAAGTTGTACCTATAAAGAGTTGAAATGGATTACTTTGTAACTCCGTGACAGTAAATTTTTCTAAGTTCTGAAGGAGTAACAGCTCATTTACTATTGTTAAAAAATCTCCTTGTATATTGTAACTAACATCATCGATGTAATTTAACCCCACACATTTAGGACAAAATCCAGATATTGTTATATAGCTTAATTCAAAAAAATCTTCTATTGAATTCCATTTTTTCTTTAAAGAGATTTTTCTGGACTGATTTGACAACGTAGCTTGAGAATCATAAATCACCGAATATAAAGAATTTGAAACAGCATCGCCTGATGCAAATAATACTACATTTGAAGCTGCGATAGGTCTGGAGGCCCTTAAAGACTGTCGATCCGTATCAAGGGTCACCAACTCCTTATCAATTCTATGGTTACACACAGTTTGCAAATTTAAATCAAAAGACATATAATCTGAAACCTATTAAAAGATAATTAGACACCAATTATATTCCAAACTCCATATGCCACAAAAGATAATTTATCCTGATATTGATACTGATCCAGAAGAGAATAGTCTTGAGATGAAAACCCATTATCTGTGAGATACTGCGTAAAAACCGTGGCAAGCATATCCACGGCATTTGTAGCATTGTTAGAAAAAGACCGTACGGCATAATATGTAGGAGAATTATCCGTACCGTATGCAATTCTTTCAACCTTATTACTCAAATCCCCATACAAACGATTATAATATATGACCCAGGTCGGGGCATCGGGCGGAAGACTTGAAACAGAATTTGCCTTACTCTGAAATTGTTGGGCCAAAGCTAAAGCACTTTGATAAGTTTGAAGACCTGCCTGTTGAGTTGCTTTTGCCACAATTTCTGCAGAACTATCCTTTTGATCCGTACTAGTCGGAGAAGGCAGAGGCACATTCGGACATGTAGGAAGATCAAAATGTTGAGCACTTTTTATTTTAAACCATTTTGATACACAAGAATTCAACGTAGGTATTTCAAAAGAACCTATATACAAAGGTCCTAAATGCACGGCCGTGACCGGGTAACTGTCCGTTTGTTCTCTCATAGAATTACTTGTTGATAAAATTGGATCAGGTTTTCTCGACACTCCTTCCGACAATGCTGTGCTATTGGCAATCATCTGAGTGTTTTTTATAGAACTATTTACATCCGCAGTTGTTTTTACATTCTGACCAACACCACGAGAAATGGATAATTGATCTTGTAATATAGCCAGATTTGCATCATTTCCTGGGTCGCCTGTATCTAATTTATTCTCTCCCGACACAAACTCGGAAAACTGTTGCACAAGACCCCAAAAAATCTGTCTGTACGTTATTAAATTCTTGGGAAGCTTTGCCTCGTCTGGATAAGCTCTATTACCAGTATTTGGGTCTGTTGTAAGATCCGCATATGATTGGCTGAGTTGTAAAAGAGTCGTGAGATTTGATATACGTGTTTTTGCTATTTGGTCTTTTACTAAATCATCTGATGTAGGAGATATTACACGACCAAATGTCTGATTAATAAAATTAGTCGGTTGATTTTGCTGGGCCGTATTCAAAAGATTTTGAAAAACTTCTAACTCGGCTTGATATGCTCGGATCTGGGCTTGCACCATCATAATCTCAGCATTTATCTTACTATGCTCGACTTCAATTTGTAATGTGCCATTGGCCTGAGAAAGTTGTTTAAATCTTTCCGCGGCAATATTCTGATCAGGGTTTGTCGTTACAGTGGAATAGGCAAAAGACTGCTGGGGAGTGGCTGTTGTTCCGCGCCCAGCTACATACTGAGACTCTATCTGTGCCTGAGTAATATTATTATAATTTCTAAATTTTACAATGGCCTCATTAGCCATAAGTTTAGTTAGACGGTCCTGATAATCCAGGATTCGGCGTTGAATTTTATTAAAACCAATACGAAGATTTGTAACTGAATTTCCTACAAGAAGGCTACTTAACCTATTTAGGTCATCCTGTGTTGTCTGTAAAACGGAACTGTTTTCAGCCATGGCTTATCCTTAAGTAAGAAGACCAACAATAAAACTAATTGCTTTACCCATTTCCGTCGCAATAGCCTTAGAACCAGCGCCAACTCCATAAGTAATCACCACTCCAATAGAAACCCCCTCAGGGCCACTAAATTTTTGGCCGGCCGGTTGTCTAGCGTTTTGTATTCGTTGTACAAAAGTATCCATTCCCCCAGTGGCCGGAGGAAGCACCAGAAAAGAAATCGAGGGACCCAACAAAAATTTCTCGAAAGCATTGACAACAAACACCATGGTATTTATTATACTTACATAAAACTCAATTCTTTTCGCGAGGTCATTCAAAAATTGAGAAAAAGCTTTTGAAGCATTTGTTACCATTCCCCTTAAAGAATCAAACATCTTATCAAAAACCTTTATAATTTCCTTGAACCAAGGAAGCATAGCAGAGCCGTGAATTGATGTCCAGCTATTTAACTGACCTATTCCAGCCGAAAGAAATTCAAAACGACCATTTGACTGAGGAATCGTATTTGCAGTACTAAGAACATCATTACAAGTTTTAATAGTCACATCAAGCTCAATAGATTTAGGGCCCTCAAGAATTGCGGGAGGTAAAACGGTAGATTTAATAACATAAAAAACCTGTGTCAATGGAACGGTATTCCCATTTAAATCAACCGTGGTAATCTGATCAATTCCATTGGATCCTGATTTTGCCGTGAAAAATTGATCAATATAATTTAGACTAGGTCCTCCAGTATTAATAACCGTAACTGGGTTCCCGTTATTGAACTGTGGGTCATTATACAGGCCCTCAGTTTTTTCTGGTAATAAAGCATCAACATTGATATGGTCGGAACTGCCAGAAATTGACGCAATCGCATTTTCAATATTATCCCACATGACCGTAATAAGCCCGACTTCTCCAGTGTCTTTATTATCCATTAAATTTGTCGGAGTATAGCTATATGTCGTTTCAATACCGCCCTGGACTTGACTTCGATAAATATTATAGGCCGAGGCAATATAGTTGTTATCCCATTCTATTTTTACTCCAAATGAAGGCGCCGTGGCGGAGCCTTGTTGAAATTCTCCACAAGTACCCCGAAGATTTGTAGGAGGTGGAGGAGTCAAATTCAACCCGAAAAGTTTCATAAAATCAAACATCTTCGAAAATTGATCAAGCCCCACCATTACATCATCAAGAGTCTCAGAATCTATCAGAATCACCCACCCTCCAACAATATCAAAGTTTCCAAATACAGGTCGATTATTATCTTTAGTATTGTCTAAAGAGGACTGTAATCGAGTTGTAAAACCATTGAACCCACCCCTCGACATACTGAAGTCGTTTACCCCTTTTGCTTTTTTATAAAATGCTGGAGGAGCAAATGCGGCTGCATAAAACCCGAAATCCAGGGCACTCGTGGCGTATTGATCAACCAAGGATTGAGCATAATTAATGACCGCTAACAATAATTGAGAAAAAGAATTAAAAGTGCTAATAAATAACTGGACTATTTTCAAAATCTTTTCCAATAAAGAAACCAGAGTGGACAGAGGTGTTATTACACTTTTATTGAGAAAACTGATGGTGTTTTTTACAAAAGGAAGATTAATTGTAGAAACCTTTTTCCATGATGAGCTCCCTACAGAAGGGGTTGAATTACTTGCGTTAGCAATTAACTTAAGATTGTTCTGAATAGTATTGGAAAGACTATTTAAAAGCGCTTCCGCCTGATCCGTAGAGGAAGACCCAGACGAAATGGCCGTACCCTGTGGAATTGTAGGCACTCCAATAACCGGCGCCACATATGGATATGTGGTCATTGTAGCATTTATGTCAATATAATTTGTAGGCATAATTAAAATTTTTTCAAAGTTTTAATTGTTTTCTCCGTATCCCGAGCACATTCTTCGACAGTATGTGCTAGCAATCCTGTCATCTCTTTCAGAGCCTTCATCAATAGATTATCTTTACTGGCCCGTCGCCAACAAAGGGTTTCTTGTTCTGGATCCGCTAAATTAAACTCTTGTTCACATTTAGAGCCGATCGATTCGACGCGATCTGCTGCAGGATCTGATTGAGTCTCGAATAACACCCTTGCCTCCTATTAAATCTGTTATTTGCCCATATATAAAGATCACTCGGACCCCCATCTGGATTCCTAAGAATTTCCTCATCCTCAACACAATTCATAAGCCCAGGTTCCCGGGTCGTGTCCAGGTAATTTATTCTATTCGTAAGATATACAATACGTGTCGTGTCAGCATTCAACCTATTATCCAAAATCCTATCAGAAATCGTTTGATACGCTACTGTACAGTCTCTAAGCCCCTCATTAAGAGTTACAGCCCCAAACGGCAAAACTCCTGAGGTCATATCAAAAGAAGCTGCATAATCAGTAGGATTTCCCACGACAGAAGAAAATAAAGACGTTATTTCATTTACATTCTGAACTATATCCGAAAGAGTTTGAGACCCATAAACAAATTTTCGACTTTGTGGAATACTGTTTGTTGTCCAGTTAAAATTCAGTGCGGTCGTGTCCGTCAAATAAGTAAGATTAGCCATATCAAACGAGACATTGAATAAGTGCGTCCCGTCCAATGAGACATAGGCGGGCAAAAGCACATTCGACGTTAAATCAAAACTCGTATAAACCCTGTCTTGAATTGTCGTTGCTACGAACCCAGGGGTTACATTAATAGCTCCTACAAGATTAGAAACGGACGTATAATCAGCATATAGAAAACTCGTTGTATCAAACGAGGTAGCCGAAGTCCAGTTAAATGTAAGGGCTGTTGGCGATGTTGTAACTCTTATATTAGAAAAAATTGGATCTCGACCAATATCTATAGCAGGAGTTGGAATCATTGTAAATGTGGCATCGTTTACTAAACTGTAATTTGAGAATATCGGGTTACTCGTATCCCATCCCGTCCAAAAACCAGGAACCGGTTCACCGTTGTTCTGATAAACAACAACAGGAGTGCCATCAGCAGGTAGTAGGTCACTATTCAAAATTTTTAAATTAAAAGAAGGATCAGGATGAACCAGTACAAAAGAAGTCTGCCCAGCAATGGTTGTATCCCCAGGTCCTACGACTGGGACTGCGGTGTTACTCCCATCTAAAGTGATACCATGGACGATTTGGCTTTGCTCAGCAAAATCAAGAACCCAGGCCCAGGACGTGTCTTTTCCTTCGTAATTGGTCACAATGTTTGAGTCATAAATTAAAGCATTCACAGCACTGGTATCTGCATCAATTGCATAAGACAGAGCTGACATGTCGGTTACGTAGGTCGGCAAAGAGGGCTCTTCGACAAGAGTATGTAGAGAAGAGATCTCAGTATTTAATCGAGGAATTTCATATTGAGAAAGGACTCTTAAACCATCTGGTACCAAATTTGTAAGAATATCCAGGGCGTACGGCATCTGAGTAAAAACCCTATCCAGGACATAGGTTGTATCGGATAGGAGAATATCTAGGTCCACAATCTCTTTGGTTATATCCATTATTTCCGACGAATCAGCCATAACTTCAGGATAATGATCTGTACGATCTCTATTCCCATAAACATAAGCACCTTCAATAAATCCGAGTTTTCTTACGGCCGTTCCATACCCTAAAAGTATATTATTATACTCATCAGTGGCCCTCAAAACTATCCCTGTTCGATATCCGTAAGGAGTCGCACTATCAAGAACAGTCTCCGCAGTGGCAAGGAGTCCGGGAATATTTGCTGTAAGCAAACTTGCAACCTCACCTGCACTGTATCCGGCTACTTTGGAAGAGAATAGAGAAAAAGACAAGGCAGGCGGAAATGTTATAGGAGGATCGGCAAAAGTATACGATTGATACGTCTGATCAGAATGTCCGTAATTCAAATAGATATCAAAAACATCCCCACCAGTAAAAACTACACTCGGAGGAATTCCAGGGCCTATGCCAGGATTCCCTCCAAATAACCCAAAATCTTCACTTTCACTCCCTATAAGTTTGGGCCCAAGATTACCATCATCATCATAAAGAGGATACCCAGTCGAGGCCGTGTACTTTTCCCCACGAAGACTTCTGCTTGAGACTCCTTGAAATGTACTATCCAGAACTATAGATGAATCAGAAACAATTGTTTGGATTTGATATATTTTAGGGTCTAAGTAGCGACCTATAAAATCTCCCGGTTTTAACTGCTCAGTCCACCTGCTATTACCACCAACATTTGTCAAATCATAACTATTCTGAATAAACACTGTATGGGTATTAAAAAAATACCCTGTTAAAGGATTTACTTCAACTGGAGGCATACCAGTATAATCAGAAAAAGGAAATATCCTGTTTACCGGTTTAAAAGCAGCCGTTTGTTCCTCTGTTGAAAAATAACCATCATTATTAAAGATTTTCAAACCTGTTGCCGCATCCAGCTCGTTGCCATAAGCTTCGAGTCTATTCTCAAAATAATTGTAAATATCCTGAAAAACTCGGCACTCTATCTCAGCGTCTACTTTTCTATATTCATTTCCAACTACGCCTCCATCAGTATTTGACCCACCTTCATCACTAGCAACTTGGCCTCCTTGGCCGACATTATCATTAAGCTGTAATGCCTCATTGGTCATTCGAGGAATAGTTACCGAATCAAAAAAATCTCTTCGATCAAGAACTTGGATATAGAATTGGTCTAAATTCACAAACTCAAACGAGGCCTTTACTTTAGATCCAGCCGGCAATTGCGTAAAATACCGGAGTGAGAAATCTACGGTGCTATCATAAAGATAACGCCTACCCAGATAATCCAAATAATATCGATCATAAACCTGCAAAGGCTTAGTAAGAAGAACCGTGTTTGAAGAAGAAATAGAAAAACTACTTGAGTCAGCAATAGGTCCGACAGATCCTGTTGTATCATACTGATACCTCAAAGCATCCGAAGCATACAAAATAGTATTTGATCCAGAATATACCGACAATTGTTGTTTGGAAATAATTCTATTAGATTCCCAGTTTGAGACCGGAGAATAATTAAGAAGCGTTAATCCATCTATATTGGCTGAGGCAATTGTTGACGACATATCACTTAGATGAGGGTTCAGGGCATACGAAAAAGCAGACCCGTCAATATATAAATTTGAAGTATCCGTTGAAACATTCAAAACCAAATTTCCACTGTTATTCATAATAAAAGCCGGCTGAGACATCAAAGTCACGGCTGGCATCTTTGGAATAATCTCCGTGGTTCCCACATTATAAATCGGAACATCACTACAGGTAACCGAAGATAATTCAGAAGAATTAACGTAATCCTGAACCGCCCCAGAAACCAAAAGCACAACGGTCGAATGAAGAGTCGTATCATAGGAAGCTGATTGTACTTGATAAACTGCTCCCCCTATGGAGAGCAATGTCCCTTTTCTAAATAAACCTACACTTTTAGTCCCAGGAAATGTTATAGTTGAAGAACCGCTGACAAAAGGACTTGCCGTAGGAGCAGGGACAAAGCTCACTGAGCTATCTCCCACAAGTATCTGCGGATTTGATATGTCTGTAGGAATAGGGGCCTTCAATGTTACCCTGGTGCCAACCTTATCATAAGAAACATTTTCTACAATAAAAAAATATTGGGTCGCCCCATCTGGAGGAGTTGCACTAATTACTGTTCCTGGCACTATTTGCGATGTCGACGAAGGCAGAGTAAGATTCAATCCTTCAAAATAAAAAAAGGTCCCACCCTCATTCAAAGACATTATATTCGGAATTACAGGAAAATATTCCAAAGTCTCATTTTCAAAAGTATAATTAATGAGCACAACATCCGTAAGCCCTAACCCGAGCGAGTTATTTGCACCCATGTCCAATTGAATGACCTTTTGATTTGTCGTATATCCTGCTACAATATAATCCGTATCTCGAGTCTCATTGTAAACCCTTGTAATCGTAATATCGCTCGGATCCAATTGGGTATTCACTAAAGAAAATTGAAAATTCGTTGCAAGAACAGTCAATCTACTGTCAATCGTTGTGCAATATGAAGTACCATCTGTATAAGTTAACTGATTAATCTGTTTGGATAAAGGCGTATATGAAAGATTCATTATTGTTTTAGAAGCAACTGGTTGGGTCAATATAAATTGCCCCGTCAATGAGCTCACGGCATAATCCACATCTTCCGTTAAAAAGACTCCATTTCCAACCTGAAGAATCGTTGAACCCTGTTTTATAGGAAACACACTTGAATTAAAAACCGAGGCATCAGAAAGCACAGGAATAAGCTCATTTTGAATAACATTCCCCTCAACCATATAATTGACTTCATAAGTATCATCAGGTCCAGGGTGATCTTGATTACGAGGTTTAACTATTCCAAAATCGAGCTGAAAAATAAGATCATCACTTGATTGAGCAGGATAAGATACCTGTTGCTTCTGCCCATTTAAATAGACCGAAAACCCGGGATATACCAACTGACTGTAATCGGAAGCAACGTATTTAACTATCTGCTCATTAATTACAGTACTAGTGACTTCAACTGTCCCTGTATTGTACTCAAAAGCGTAATCTCTATAACGTGTTTGATCAACACCATTAATCTTTAAAATTTCCGACATCGGCATAATGTCATTAATAACAACTCCAGTTTTATCAGTCACCAAAAAGGTCCCAGTCTGGGTCAGTGTCGACGATAATGTAGTATCCGGGATGCCAGCCAAAAACATAACATTTGCAACCTGTCGTAAAGCGGGAGGTGGAGGTGGCGAGTAAACAGGATTCTGAGTATAATTCAAAACATAATCTTGATTCCCTGTAGGGAACATATCTCTTGAGATGCCATTAATTTCCAAAAGCATAGTGTTTGCTTCGGGGACTACAGGAAGCGAAAACTGATAAGTTGCATGTTGTGTCTGACGAGCAAAAGTAGTTAACGGCACTATGGCCACATCCATTATATCCGGAGCATTTTGAACAATAGAATTTGTAAAAGCCAAATCAAGGCCGTCAACAAGAGGGCTCAATACCGATGAGGTTGTAAAGTCACTCCCCGTTGTGGTGTCGTATTTCCAACGACCGGATCTATTATCATATAAAAAATCATTTTTAGTGCATTGAATTTTAGTCCGACCTATTGACCATCTTTTTCCCGTATATTGGGCCGAACTCGAGGTGTCGCCGGCAAAAGGAACTGTAAGGGCCAGGGTCGTATCATTTAAAACTTGTTTAATTTTAAAATATTGCTGTAAGTAATCCGCCTTTATGTAGTCCCCAGAAGTTAAATCAGAAGACCATGTCGTGCTCGTACCTGTTATCGTCGGATTTCCTTGCGTAAAAGTAGCTAATCCTTTAATGACTGTATTATTTAGAGTATCCGGTTCAACAAGGTATTCTCTTTCCCCAAGATTAAAAATAATCGGATAAGTTCCATTAATACCAGGGGCAGAATCAAGCCCAAAACTATTAGAGGATAAAATTCCTGAAATTGAATACGTAGAGTCATTAACTATGACATTATCATTGACCCTAAGTGAGTACGTAGAGACTCCTGTAAGGATTCTTACCGTACTATCAGAAAGACTGAATGAACCGTCGCATCCTGTTATTGTGCTACCATAAATAGGAGATCCATTAAAAAGAGTATAAAAAGCTCCTCCATCATAGACAGGGCCCGTCGAATAAGCATTATTTAGTCCTGCTTTTGCTCCCCGGATTTCATACGGAGTCAAATCTATTGCACTGTAACCTAAAAGAGTATTTAATGGTGTTGTCATTAGGCAAAAAATCCTATTCCAGGCGCCACGGGGATTGGAATTGGCCCCACGGGAGGCGGAGTAAAAAAACCTATATTCGTTAGCATGACCGTTCCTACGGTCATAATGTGATTACATATTCCAAAAGCTATTGCAGACGCAACATCTTTTATTTTTGATCCAGCCATCAATCTGAATGCCTCTTGGAGTAAAATCATACTTTGAAGAGCTGTTGGTACAAGACCGGTTATTTTCCCAGTACCCACTCCTGGCCCTCCTCCTATAACAGTTCCTTGTACTATCACCGAAGTCATTACAGTATTCACGACACCAGTAGAAACAGCATTAAAAAGTTTTGGCAGATCTCTACCCGCAAGACCCATAGAAGAGGCATTCAAAAGCATCATCGATGCCATTGCTTGAGGAATTAAACCTACAACATTCCCCGTCTGAGTCCCCGCCCCAGGTCCTAAAACAATATTCGTGCTATTCACGACTGCAGAGACTTGCAAATACTGACAAGTTGCAATCGAAATAGCACTGACAACATCCTGAAGTTTAGATCCTGCCATTAGCTCGGAAGAAGCCTGTAATTGGATAAGACTCTGCATCTGTGTCGGAACTAAAGGCATTTTAACCTACACTCACTTTCAACGATCCTTTTAAGGGGAGTCCTGTAACATAATCAAAATGGGTTGGTATCCCCGGGAGCCCTGAAACGACACCGCCAATTAAAGCCCCATTACCTAGTTGAACGATCGGAGCATTAACCTGAACAGCAAGATTACCCGTAATAGTAACTGCAGTTCCTGACATGCTCACGGTTCCTACCGTTGATGATATTGATATTGTTCCAGTTCCAACACTAATGGTATAACTCCCTGCTCCAACCGTTGTTTTATAACTACCTGTCAATACGGTCTCCTCTATACTTCCTGCAGTAACAAGAGTCGATCTCTTTCCGAATGTTGCAATAGTTTCAGAAATATTTCCGGCCAGAACTGTAAGTTCATCATTTCCAGTCGTAATTGTAGTCTTACGAACACCAAATTTACCCTGCATCTCTTTAACAACAGTCTCCGAGTAAACCCCTGCCACGGAAACACTTTTATCACTTTGTACGGATTCTGTTACAGACCCCCCAATTTGTTCTGTTTTAAGTCCAGTTATCACAAGCGAAAGATTTATAGAGGACTGAACTTTATTTCCCAATACCGTTTGAAAAACATCCCCTCTATAAGATTCATTAAGAGCAAATCCATCCGTATCCCCACTCTTAACTTGGATACTTATTCCTTTTGCAGTAGTTATCTCAAGACTTCGCTCTTTCTCGGTATAGTTATGGGCACCAAGATCCCAAATAACTCCACCTGTAGTGGACAAATCCCAAGAATTAAAATTATCTGATGATGCTCCCCATATCTCTTTCAAACTACCCTGAGCGAGAACTGACATGGACCGGCCCGCCCCTAGAGGGTTAGCCGAAGAAGCAGGAAGATTTACACTGTAATGCCCTTCTTTATCGACCCCTATAAAAGCCCCAGATTTAAACTGAAGAGCATAAGCCATCCCAAGAATTCCTGGCTCATCTACACCATTAGTTTCAATAGCCCTTTCAAGAGCAAAATTTCCCCGTTTATCAGAAGCTGAAGCAAACAATCTTGCTTTAAGAAGCATGCCGTAAAGTTGAATATTTCTTTTATCAGCTCCGATAAGATTCCCCATAGAAAGGCTCACAATGGGGTCCCGGGTCGAGAGAGGAGATGAACTATTTATGTCATTTAAATCTAGACGGCCGTCAACCAGATCATCTACATCGACCCGATATTCACTATAATATTGCGTATCAGAATCAATCGGATTCCCGTAAGGGACAATATAAATATTATCTTTTCCACCAGAAAGAGACTGAATGGCCCCATTATTATCTATCTTATTTCCATTAGAATCATAAATCAACAAGCCG